CCCCCTGAGATAGGTGCAATTGGATTTCCTCCCATACCATAAAAACTGTTTTGATTACTAAAGCTAGTTAATTTACTACTGAGATGTCTGTAAGTAACAAAAACAATAAAATGCCTTTTATTTGCCCCTCCAAGAGGAAGAGCAGGGATAGTTAGGTTTGTATCAGTTATAGAAGTTTTATTACCTGACGAAGTTCCAGATACGTTATGATAATCAGCACTAGTAAGTTGTGGACTTCGTAATGGTGCAATAAGAAATGAAGATGCTTTTGCAAGGCTTAGAGAAGATAATGACATTACTTAAATACACTACGATTACAAAGAACTGTAAAAAGAGCATTTGCAGTTTTTAAAATTGTATATGTATATATTTCAAAATCTGCTGAACTTGCTGCCACTGACGGTTCACTATCATTTAACCATCTTTTAAAAGAAGGATTACTACCATCTACAGTAACATTTTGATAAAAACCAGATCCAGATGAAACTGTAATAATACTGACAGTTATTGTCTCACCAACTGCTAATACACTATTTAAAGATGTTGATGAGTCGCCACGAATATTAGGAGTTGCATTAGCTGTTTCACTTTGACCTGAGAAAAAGTGAACGTTACCACTATTGACATCTATATTAGGACTATTACTTAATTTATTGTTTATATTATTAAATACTTCTTTTACTTGAGAACCTAATTTAAGAGTTCCTACGTTCAAAGCCCCTGTAATAGTACCTCCAGCAAGTGGAAGTTTATTTGTGATTGCTGAGTTACTTGAGGTTATATAACCAGCACCGTTAGTGAGTTGATTGTTATTAGTAACATTAGTAGCTGAAGAGGCTATACCATCAAGTTTATTTTTTAAGGCAGTTGTAAAGTTTTGATCAGTTTGTGACGATACAGAAAAATCTAAAGTCCCATCAGAATCTTGATAAGTCACTGAAATTCCAGATTCGGAATTACCACTGACCATTGCACCTACGATATCTTGAACTGACTCAACAGATCTTTGAGAAGTTATATATCCCGCTCCATTGGTAAGTTGATTATTATTCGTGACATTTGTTGCACTTGAAGCTATACCATCAAGTTTTGTTTTTAAAGCATTTGTGAAATTGTTATCTGTTTGCGAAGATACTGAAAAGTCTAATGTGCCATCAGAATCTTGATAGGTAACTGTTATGCCAGATTCAGAGTTACCTGACACCATACCCCCAACAATATCTTGAACTTGTTCGTTAGAAAGTTGAGTATTGGAAGTTACATAGCCTGCTCCATTTGTAAGTTGGTTATTGTTGGTAATATTATTAGCTCCAGTTGCAATACCATCTAATTTATTTTTTAAGGCTGTTGTAAAGTTTTGGTCTGTTTGCGAAGCAACTGAAAAATCTAAAGTACCGTCTGAGTCTTGGTAAGTAACTGTAATACCTGACTCCGAGTTACTAGATACCATTGCACCTACGATATCTTGTACTTGTTCGTTTGATAATTGAGTATTTGTATTAGTTGCTGAAAAATTTAATTTACCGCCTGAGTCGTTATAAGTCACAGAAATATTAGATTCACTATTTCCTGATACCATTGCACCAACAATATCCTGTACTTGTTCTGTTGATAATTGAGTATTTGCAGTGACGTAACCAGCCCCATTAGTAAGTTGGTTATTATTGGTGGGGATTGTAGGCTTATTCGTTAAGTTCGTATAAGAAATATTTATATTGGCTGATCCGTCAAAACTTGTCCCTGCGATTGTCCTAGCTGTTGCTAATTTTGTTGAGGTTGCTGCATTACCTGTAAAAGTATTTGCATAAACATTGTCCCACTTTTGAAAGGCATTTCCTAAGTCGTGCGAATCAGAAACCTCAGGATAGATATCACTGTCAACAACTGCTGTAAAAGTAACAGTCTCACTAGAAGCATCCCCTAAATCTATATTGCCTTTAAAATTAGTTGTTCCATTAACAGTTAAATTACCCGTAATAGTTCCACCCGCTTTTGGCAATTTACCAGTAACAGCACTATTTGAAGATGTTATGTAGCCCGCACCGTTTGTCAGTTGATTATTATTGGTAACATTTGTAGCTGAAGTAGCGATTCCGTCTAATTTATTTTTTAAAGCTGTAGTAAAGTTATTATCTGTTTGTGAAGAGACAGAAAAATCTAATGTCCCATCACTATCTTGGTAGGTAACAGTTATTCCACTTTCACTGTTACCTGATACCATAGCCCCAACGATATCCTGTACTTGCTCATTAGATAATTGAGTATTTGACGTAACATAACCTGCTCCATTCGTTAGCTGATTATTATTGGTAACATTAGTTGCACCAGTAGCAATACCGTCAAGTTTATTTTTGAGGGCAGTTGTAAAATTATTATCTGTTTGTGAAGCAACAGAAAAATCAATAGTGCCATCACTATCTTGATAGGTAACAGTAATACCAGATTCGGAATTACCAGAAACCATAGCTCCAACAATATCTTGTACGTTTTCGTTAGATAATTGTGTATTAGTATCTGTAGCTGATATTGTTAATTTATTTCCATTATTCCGAGTAACAGTAACATTAGTACCTCCAGCTATCTCTACATCATCATTACCCGAAGAGTCAGAGGGGTCTAATCTTATTTTCGTTGTACCAGAAGGCACACTTAAGTCGTAAGTTGTATTAGTGTCTGTATTTGTATCTGTAGAAACGAAATTTAATTTTCCATTTGTATCATCATAAGTTACAGATATATTAGTCTCAGTGTTACCTGACACCATAGCTCCAACTATGTCTTGTACCTGTTCGTTTGATAACTGTGTATTAGCAGTTACATATCCAGCCCCATTTGTAAGTTGATTATTGTTAGTTGGAATTGTAGGTTTATTCGTTAAGTTTGCATAAGAAATATCAATATTAGCTGACCCATCAAAGCTAGTCCCTGCGATTGTTCTAGCCGTAGCTAATTTTGTTGCAGTCGCTGCATTTCCTGTAAACGTATTAGCGTAAACATTGTCCCATTTTTGAAATGAATTACCTAAGTCATGCGTACTATCAATTTCTGGATAAATATCACTATCAACAACTGCTGTAAAAGTTACAGTTTCAGCAGAAGCATCTCCTAATTCGATATTGCCATTTCCTGTAATTGTTCCATTTACTTGCAAGTTCCCAGTTATAGTTCCACCTGCGAGAGGTAGTTTGGTTGCTATTGAATTGGTGACAGTTGTTGAGAAGTTAGCATCATCCCCAAGTGCCGCTGCGAGTTCATTAAGTGTATTTAAAGTCGAAGGGCTGGAGTCAATCAAGTTTGATATTGCTGTGTCTGTATAAGCTGTTGTCGCAACTTTTGTAGAATTATCACCTGCCGATTGGGTTGTTGCTGTTACTCCATTAAGTAATACTCCAGTATTACCACTAACTAATGCAGCTAATCGTCCAGACATAGTAGCTACATCAACCCCATCAACTGTTCCTGTTACCGTTATATTTCCAGTTACATCGATACCAGAGCCAACATCTAAGTTCCCATCAATATCAACTGTTCCATCTGATGCAATAGAAAATCTATCAGCACTATTTGTTGCATCTCTTATTTTAAAATTACCACCATCAACTTTAATTTCAAAGTCGTCATCAGCATTGCTGTCGGTCAAACTAATGGTTGGGTTGATATGAACAAGGTTTAAATTTTTACCACCTAAATTACCTGTGGTAGAAATGTTTTGGTCAGAAAGTAAACTTAAAATTTCACTTGCTGTCTGGTCTGCTGTTGCGTTACTTTCTATTCCGTCTAATTTTGTGCCATCAGTAGCCAAGTCCCTGCCATCAACTGTTCCTGTAACTGTGATGTTCCCTGTTACATCAAGTCCAGCTTCGCAATCTACATTAGTTTTTAAATCAATATGACCATCTGAATTAACTTGAAATCTAACGGCATTGCTTGTGACATCACCTATTGCAAATACGCCAGCGTCCACAATTAAAGCGTAGTCTGGATTATCACCACTATCAGTAAAATTGATCTTTGGTTGTATTCCCTCAAGAGTAAGAACTCCATTGCTTACACCAGTACCACCTCCAATCTCTTTTATCGTACCGTCATCATTTATATATAATTTTTTTGCCGTTTTATCAATTGCAACCTCACCATCAACAATGTCACTAGTGGTAGGAGTAGTATCACCCCTTTTTAATTTAATTGTGTTAGCCATGGTTTAATTCAAAAAGTGCCACCATCTACAGAAAAATCACTTGTTCCCCCATCTGCTAAAAATGTAACTAAATCAGATAAGGCAACTTGTTTCATAGTACCTGCATCATTACAAACAAATCTATCTGCTGTAGCTAAAGTTGTTGATGTTGCACTTGTAGCTCCGTCAATAATATTTAGTTCTGTTGTTGTAACAGTTGCTCCATCAAGTATCTCAACTTCAGTACTTGATAAATCTGCTAATGAATCTGCTGTAGTTTGCGCCATTGTTGCCAACTCAGTTAATTTATCCGAGTGTGCTTCAACATTTGTGCCAATTGCTAAACCTAAATTTGTCCTACTACCTGATGCAGTTGTACTTCCTGTACCCCCATCAGAAACAGCTAATGTTCCTGTTATAGAACTTGCTCCAAGATCAACAGCTATCTCAGAAGAGTCAATAACAAGACCACCATTAGCTTTTAAATCAACAGATAACGTATTAGCACTTTTTTGTAAACCATCGCCAGCCGTTATCTGACCCGCGCCACTAAATTGAACAAATGATAAATTATTTGTACCAACAACAGCACTTCCTTTATCAGAACTACAAACAAAACCATTTTCTGCATTTGTTCCTTGTTCAATAAAAGTAAACATACCAGAAGCGTCTGCTCCTGTTGCTAAATCATCAGCCCTTGATGGAGAAGCTCCAACAATATAAATTCCATTTTCTGATGCTGTATTCTGATCTTTAAGTAATACTCGATCTCCAGTAGATAAAGATATACCGTCAAACGTATCACCATTATTTAAGGCTGTTGCAATAGTTACATTTGCTGTGCTTGCAACTTTACAGCTATCTTTTATATCTAAACCTTGAGCAACACCGTCTACATAACCTTTATTTGCAGCATCATTATCGCTACTTGGATCAGCTAAGTTTGTTATTTTTTGGCTATTTAAAGATACTGCTGCGGCTGGTGCAGTCATTTGATCCAATCTATTTGCACGAACCCCTGTATCGAAATCACTAACTTTGGTATGAGTTATAGATGGTATATCGTTTGAAACAAGTGATCGAAATGTAGGTGCTGCATCACTTCCAGAGACAGGGCCAGCTAAAACTTTATTTGCATTTCTAACATCAGTTTTATTAAAAAATGCACCAGCTCCACCTATAGTTATTATTGAACTTGCAGATGGAGGTGTAGAGCCATTATCACCAAACCCATAATAAAGTTTTAGATCTTTTTCATTAAATGCTAATTCTGAAGGAAATAAAGTTGTTGGCGCACCAGCATCTCCAGAAGCAGATCTTTTTTTAATTCTTATAGTGTTAGCCATTTCAGAAATTTCCTCCGTTTACTATTGAAGTTTTTGTGACTGTTGCATCTAGTTTAACCTTATTTGATGCTAAGTCATAATACATTATTGAATTATCAACTTTATCTGTACTATCTAGGTCTATCCCAGACAAGGCTGGGCCTTGAGGGCCAGCACTAGAAACTTCAATTACATTATTTATTTCATCAATTATTTCAACAGTATTTTTTGTTGTATTTACATTAATTTGACTCATATTGTTGTGTAACCCTCACTAACGAATATAATACCTTCTAACAAATAAAACTCATCATTGTTAGGTTGTTTATATTTTATATCATATTCTAATTCTGTAAGTCCAAAAGTTTCTGTTTGACTTGGTGTTAATTTGAAAAGTACTTTACCTTGCGCTCTATTTGTGTGTTCAACACTAAAATCAGCAAACTTAACTGTTCTATCTTTATTCCATACTTGAGCAGCAAATTCATAACCAGAATGATTTACAGCATCTCCATTGCTGTCTTTATGTGTAATATTTAAAGGTACTGTTGATCTTCTTTGTATTGAAAAATTATAAGTAGCTGGCTGATTAGTCATCTCAATACAATATTATGTTTTAAGTATATCAGTAAAGACTTATTTTGAAAGTTAAGTAGTTTCAATTTCTGTGTTGTTACTAGAGATGTTTTCTATAGCTTCTTCCCAAAATACCCAAGCTTTTTTTTCTTCTTCATTATTTGGTATTTTATTCTTTTCTACAGTAACTATTAATCTATCATTTGGGCAATCTTTAGTTTTTAATACATCTAAACTATCACTCTCATTAGATGGTGTAACTATAGTTAATTCATCATCATCATCAAAATATACAAATCTAAAATCGGAATTTGCCATGTTATTAATGTAATTTTGTAACAGAAAAATAACCAAATTTAACTGTGGCAAGGGCATTGTCTACTCCCTCAAAACATAATTCTAAATAATCATTTGCACTAAGCACTAAAGGCATAGTTATAGTATGTGAAAAACTTTCATTATTTCTACTAGTACCAAAAGGATCTCTTGGAAACGCATCTTTATTCACAGCATCATTGCCGTTTTTTAAAATTTTTAAAATCCTATCAGTATCACTTGTAGCATTAGTTTTTATACCTGACAAACAAACAGAAATTAAATATGTCCCACTGCTAGGCACTGTAATTCGATCCTTGTCAGTATTAACAGTACAACCAACATTCGTTTGTTGAGTATTAAATTTTATAGGAGTAGCTTCGTTAGTGCTTGTGATGTCCGTATCTACAGGATCAATTAAAAGGCAAGCAGGTTGTGCAGTTGCAGTAATAGAACCTGTAACTTCTATTCCATTCGCAGTAGTTTTTAATTTTGGAGTACCACCACCATCAAAATATAAATGTTGCCCCCCATCTACATAACCTTCATAAGCTATTTCTGATATGCCTGTGCTTGGTGCTGTGCGAAGTTCTATGGCTGCGACATTAGTATTAGGTGTCTTGCCACTTATGTAGACTGGTGTATTTGTATTTGATCCTAAAAAAGTAAATCCTAAACCATGACTCAGAATAAAATCTTCATCTGAACCCAAAGAAATTCTTGTCTCATCTTTTAAAATTAAAGCACCTTTAGTAAGGTTTGCGCTTGAATCATAGTAGATCTGAAAATTAGAACTACCATCATCACCTTGAAAAATTACATCACCATTAAAAGTACTAGGTTGATCTACAAAAATTCCACCAGTTAAGTTCGCTAAATTAAAATAGTTTGCAACGTTATTATTATTACTTGCATCTTTATACATCAATTTGTTCGTATCTCCATTAGCAAACCATTGATGTTCAAAAGCTGCATTAGCTGGAGGAGTAGTACCAAAATTGTTACTTGCTAACTGTTGAAAAGCATCTTGTATATCTAAACGAACTTCTTGGCCTGTATCGTTTGCTATTACATAGTCATTATTATTTGACATTTTATTTTTTTATTTATTATACATTCTAATTTATCCGTAACCAATAGCAACAAAAGTAAAGTTACGGGCGACTCTTTGACTACTACTATTTAACACATTAATTGTAAAATTAGTATTAGTAATATTTGTAACCGATATAGTATCCCCTGTAGTCAAATTTAAAACTGTTACTTCTACATGAGGTTTTAAATTCGCTCCAATGCTTAAAGAAGTATCACCAGCAAAAAATGGTTGAGCAAATGTAACTACTGTATCTTGACTACTTGATGTAGTTAATGTTTGGATGCTAGTTTCTGTTCTTCTATTAACTTTTACATTGCATCCAAGTTGTTTTACTTTTATATTTTGATTTAAGTTTCTGCAAAACAACTCCAAAACAAACCTAAATCCTCGACCTCTAAATGTAGAGTTAGTAACCTCAACGAATGGGCAACCACTAAAATCGTTTTCCACATAACTTGAACCACTAGGAGC